TCACGGAGAGCGTTTGGAGCTGGTTCTCCGACCCGAACGCCCGTACCCCGGCGTAATCCTCGGGAAGGATGGTATCGTCATGGGGAATGTGGGGGACCTGGAAGGACCGAACCTTGCGCTTGGGAGCGCTCCCCATGGTGCCCGGAGACCCCAGGGGCTTCGAGGGCAGAAGATTCAGGACTCCATTCTGCTCCTCGATAAGCACGGTGCGAGAGGGGATACCCTTGGGAGGAAACAGGTTGAGTTCCCCGCATCGCCCGTACATGTTGGGCAGAATGTTGATGCTCTGAGTCAGAGACACCATGCTGAAGGCGTCGGTTTCGAACGGATTGAGAATCACGCTATGCTCCTTTCTACGCGGCGGTCCGCGTGATGATCCCCTTTGCGGCCAGTTCGGCCAGGGCGGCGGCGATCTGGTCATCGGTAGCGCCAGTGGGCCATACCAGGTTGTCGTCATCAATCACGGCGTCCCGGACCACCGCGACTCCCGGCCGGTCCGGGTAATAGGCGGATGCGTCCCCGCCGACGGTAGCGACGTTGGAGTTGTCGTCCACATCGAGGTTCTCGGACTGGAACGTGCCGACGACGTTGTCCAGGACAAGGGTCCCCTCGGCATTGCCGCCAGCCCAGGTCCCGGAGGACAGTGTGAGGCTCACCACGTGCCCGGTCGCCCCGCCGGTTGCGCCCGTCACCACGTCCCCCGGCCGAATCTCGTAGGTTCCTCCGGAGGTATATGCGATGGACTTCAGGGTGCCGGTGGTGTCCACGGCATCGATGAGCACTCCGTAGGCGTGCTGGGTGCCGTCTACCCCTGCGAATTGGATCTCCCGAACCTTCCCGGACCCTGCGGGAATGGTGATGGTGAAGGAATCGCCGACTTCAAAATCCGGATCGCCGTCGGCGATGGTGAAGTTGATGTGATCGCTGGTGAAGGCGACCGCGACAACGGCATATCCCACCAGGGTGCTGTCTGGGGCGATCACCTCGAAATCCCCGGCCGAGGTGACTTTCCTAATGCAGCGCAGGGTGTAGGTCCCCACTTGCGCTTTCGATCCGGCCGTGACGGACCCGCAGGTCCCCTTGCCGGTGTTGCCTTCGTCGGCCGTGCCGGTAGTGGGGCAGCTCCCGAGGGTGACCTTGCCCAGCACGGCGCCGATCTCAAGTTCCTGGCCGGAGAGCACCGTCACGTCCTCGCGGGAGAGCCGTTTGACCTCCCCGCTCTCATATTTCACGACGTCGCCGAGCCGATTTCCTTCCGTGAGTACAGTGGACATGGGTTACGCTCCTTTCTTCTTCCCGGCCTCAGCGCGCTTGCGGGCATCGGCCAAAAGCGGGTTGGGTTCTCCGGTCCCGGTGGGGGAGACGGTGGAGGTGACCTCCGGGGCCTCCCGGGCGCTCTTGTCAGCCACGGCCCGGATGATCCGGTCGGATGCGACCTGGGCCGGGATCCCATCGGAGATGATCTGGGAGGCAAACGAGAGCGGGGAGGGCAGCTGGGCGGCGACGGCCGCGCACTGGTTGAGAATTGCGCTCACTCGGCCCCTCTCCTCGGCGACGGCGGTCTCGGCCGCTTGTCTTACGGCCTCCTCCATCTCCAATCGTCCCTGCTCGCGCCCTTCGGACCGGGCCTGCTCGACTACGGCCTGCAGGTCCACAACCTCCTCCGGCATGGCGGCCGGAGCATCGGTGGGGGTCGTCGCCTCGGGTGCGACCTTGGCTCTGAATCCAAAAATCCTCATGGTGCTTCCTCCGTTGCGGCTGTCCCCCTCGATGATGGAGACGGCCTGCTGGAAGTTTGCGAGTGTATCGGCAAGACCGGCGCCTATCGCGGCCTCGCCCTGAAAGATGCCTGCCTCGGTTGAGGAGACGGCGTCCGTCGTGAGCCCCCGGTTGCGGGCGACGGTTTCCACAAAAATCCGGTAGTCCTCGTCCACGAGTGCCTGGAGCGTTGCCAGGGCGTCATTCCCGAGGGGCTCGTGGGGGTTGAAATCGTTTTTCCTGGCCCCGGCGTACACGGCCGTGTACTTGAGCCCCTCCTTGGCATCCATGCCGGATTGGTCCACGAACTGGGCGATAACCCCGATGGACCCGGCCCCGCCCGTGCGGGGGATGAAAATGCGATCCGCGGAGCTCGCCAGGGCGTAGGCCGCGGAGAATGCCGACTCATCGATTGCGGCATAGATGGGTTTGACCCCACGCCCGGCATAGATCTCGTCCGCCAGGTCGAACACCCCGGCCACCTCTCCGCCTGGTGAGTCGAAGGCGAATAGGACCGAAGTAATGAGCGGATCCGCGATGGCCTCCCGGAACATGTCCCGGATGTCGTGGTAGCTCGTGACCCCGCCGCACAAGGCGTCCTCGACGGATAGGTTGTAGGCAAGCGGGCCCATGACGGGAATGAGCCCGATCCCGTCTCCGGTGTATTCCCGGTACCGGGGAGAACGGCTAAAATCGGTTACGGCGGCAGGCCGCGGGATTTCATCGGATGCCGCAAGACCGATCCTCGGCCCCAGCGCCCGCAGGATCGCGGCGAGCCCCTCGGGAGTGATCATGAGGGGGACGTTCAGCAGCCGGGATGCGATGTGCGGCAGGAATCGGCTCATCTTCTCTTCGCCTCTTTCATGTGCCTGTATGCCTCGGCCCTCCGTCTGGCGTCCTCGACCAAAGCACTTTTCGATTCGCTCTCCCCCTCGAGGCCGAGGGCCCTTCGGTGGGACCTTAGATGACCGACCACGTCCGGAGAGGCCTCCTCTCCGCTCCTGGCTCCCATGGCAGCCGCCCAGGCCGCGTTGAGCCCGCCCTTGTGCAGGTACATGGTCCCGTTGGTCCACACGCCCTGATCGTTTCGCTCGGTCCCTCCGGAGATCCAATGGTGCGGATAGCCCCACGTGCTTTTCTTGTCGGGGTCCCCCATCTCCGCGTGCGCCTCCCTGGGGAGGGCTGATTTATCGACCTCGCCCCAGTCGGGCTCGCTCTCAGCGACCTTGGAATTGTGTTGGTAGGCCATCTCCATCTCCTGTGCCTGTTGCCGTTGTGAACTCCGCCGCCTGCAGGGCCCCGGATTTTTCCGTGGTCCTCGGGTCGGAGTCGAAAACCAGCCCCAAGGAATCCGCCCGGGCGGCGTCTTCCGCGATCTGGCGGTCCACGTCCTCGGCGTCCTCACCCATCTCGGCAATCACCGACGACCTGGCCCGGAACCCGGCCCGAACCTCCATGACGGCGGCCATGGCGTCTTTTAGCGGATCGACCCAGGACCACCGCGGAGGCCTCCATTCGATGCGGTAGTAGTTGCGGCGATTGCTGAGGTAGTCGTCCGGGATGCGGATGAGTCCTGCCGCAACCGCCGTGTCCATCCACCGGCGGGCCACCGGCTGGCAGAACTGGAAAACCAGGGTGTGCCACTGGAGCATTTCGCACCGGCGGCGGAACTCGAGAAGCCCCGCCCGGATACTCGAATAGTTGACGTCGGAGAGGTCCCCGGTGAGCTGCTCGTAGGTGACCCCCATCCCGGCCGCCACCCCGCGCAGCTGCTGTTTGATCCAGACCTCGTAAGTCTGGCCGACGTCTGCAGGGGCGGAGAACTTGATGTCCATGCCCGGCGGCAGCGTGGTGTAGGTCCCCGGCTCCACCTGGTAGACCTCGTTTCCGGCCGCGTCGTTATCCACCCGGCTGCCGAGTGGTGACCCGGCGTCGGGATCGTCCCCGGGGAGCTCCGTGATGAACCCGGCAAACATGGCCGCGCATTTCTTGCGCACCAACTCCGCGTCCTCGTACTGATCGAGCTCTCGGAGTTTGACGATGATGCTCGCAAGCCATGGCCTCCCTCTCGCCTGGCCGGGTCGAAGAGGCCGGAAGACATGCAGGATCTCGAATGCCGGTACTCGGACCCGCTCGGTGGTGTTGGCTCCCAGGAACTGCTCTCCCGGATGGTCTCGATAGAGCCAGTAGGCGACCCGGCGTCCGATGCGGTCGAATTCGATCCCCATCCGGATGGGGTTGCCGTTGGCAGGGTTTACCGACTCGAAGGTCTCGTCCAGGTGGTCCGGCTCGAGGAGTTGAAGCTGCAGGGGCACGGTGAGAAGGTCCCCTGGATACCGGGGGCGGAACCGACACAGGGCCTCTCCGCTTTCAATCAGGGAGTTGGAAAGAAGGGTCTGAAGGCCGTAGAAATCGCACACGCCGTTTGCGTCCGCCTCCTCGGTCCAGTCGGCAAAGAGCTGTTGGACCTCGGCCTTGAGCTCCGGGTCGTGTAGCTTCCACCTCGGCACGATCCCGGTGCCG